GCGCCCCGCTCGGCCTTCACCTGGGCGAGCTGCTCCAGCTGCGAGTCCAGCGCGGCCAGCCGGGCGGCGGCCTGGGGGTCGGGCAGCCGCTTGGCCAGCGCGTCCCGCTCGGCCTTCACCTGGGCGAGCTGCTCCAGCTGCGAGTCCAGCGCGGCCAGCCGGGCGGCGGCCTGGGGGTCGGGCAGCCGCTTGGCCAGCGCGTCCCGCTCGGCCTTCACTTGGGCGAGCTGCTCCAGCTGCGAGTCCAGCGCGGCCAGCCGGGCGGCGGCCTGGGGGTCGGGCAGCCGCTTGGCCAGCGCGTCCCGCTCGGCCTTCACTTGGGCGAGCTGCTCCAGCTGCGAGTCCAGCGCCCTTATTCTCGCTTGCGTTTCCGCCGGGGTTTTTGGCGCCAACTCCTGGATTTGCTTGTCGATGGCCGCCGCCTTGTCCGGCTCGTTGGCCAGCTTCGCCCGCTCCAAAACCAGCGCGTTCAATTTAGCCTGGCTTTCAACTTGCCGTTGCAACCGCTCTTCGGCGGTGCCGCCAGCCTCGACAATCAATTTTTCCAGCCGCAACTTCTCTTGCGTCAACTCCGCGCGGAGCTTTTCCCTGGCGCTCTCGGTGACGACCGCTTGCGCCTCGACTGTCGGGGCGGCGGCGCGCTCAAACCGGCGTTGCGCGTCATTGTCTTTGGCGTGGGCTATCGCCGCCAGTTTGCTTATCTCGGCGTCGATGACAACGATCCGCCTCTTCGCCTCTTCCGTCCCCTCGCGCTCCAGCCGGACGCGCTCGGCTATCAGCTCGTTGCGCTTGCGATATGGCTCCAGCGCCTTTTCAATTCCCATCAGTTGATCTAGCTTGGACGCCTCTTTCTCGAACACGCCGATTTTTTGGCCAGCTTTCAGCAGCCCATCGGAAAACATGTCAGTCCAGCCTATGGCGTCGGCAAAAGCCTCGGATAGTTTGTATAGCCCGAAAGCGGCTCCAGCTGTGGCGGCGGCGCCCAAGCCATAAAGCCCGGCGGTCAACGCGGTAGTCGCGACGCTGGTGGCCAGCATCCCGGCGCGCGCGGCCAGCATTGAGCCGCCAACGGAAAACACGTTGCGCCCGGTAATGGCGGCAACCTTTGACATGCCCGCCCAGGTTACCCCGGTTTTCGCCGCCGCCATGCCAGCGGCCTCAGCCGCCGTTTTTGTGGCGGCAAACCTGCGAACCATCAACTCCAATCCCATCGAGGCCGCCACGTCCGGCAGCGTCCCGACAAGTGACAGTTTGCTTTTGCCGCCAAACAAGTCTTTGCCTGGAAACGCCGCTCTGGCCACCGACGTGAACTTGCGGGCGGTGGCCGCGGTGGAAACCGCCTGGATCGCGTTCATGGCGGCGTATGCCACGCTGACGGCCTTCACGGCCGCGGCAAGCCCGCCCAGCGTCCCGACAAGCGCGGTGACTGCGACAATCTCCTTCGCCGTCGTGGAATCCATGTTCCGCATCTCTTCCGTGAGCCAGCCCAGCGCCTCGGCGCCGCTGCGGTAGAGCGTCCCCATGATGCCAGTGTCGTCTATGACCATGCCCATGGTTATCATTGCCCGCTCCATCGCCGCGGTGAAGCCGTCAAGCGTGGATTGCGACGCTTTCAGCATTTCCTCATAGGCGCGCTGGCTTGACCCGGCGCGGTTCGCCTGGACGGAAATGTCGTTGATGTCTTTGGCTAGCTCCCGCGAGCCGCCGCGCGTGAGCGAAAGGACGGCGGTCAGCGCCATCTCGGAAAACCCCAGGCGCTCCAGTTCCGCGGAGCTTCGCCCGGTTATCTCCCCCAACTCTTTCATGAACGCGCCAAGGCCAAGTTGCTTTATGGCGTTGGCCGCGCCGCCGAACTCGCGGAAAGATGCGTTGAGCGCGGCGTTCGGGGCTAATATGCCAAGCATGGCGCGGTTCAACCCAGTGAAGGCCTCGTCGGCGTTCATGCCGCCGCGGGTCAAGTTGGCGACCGCCGCCCCGACATCACCAAGCGCCACACCGGCGGAGGACGCCGTGGCGAACGTTCGCCCGGCGTACTGCGACACTTGGGCGTAGGTGATCACGCCCTTCTCGACGGTGCGGAAAAACACGTCGGAGACGTCGGTTGCCTCTTGCGCCCCTTTGCCATAGGCGTTCAACGCCCCGGTTATGGCCTTGACGGACTTGTCGGCCTCAGTGTTGCCGCCGATTGCCGCCTTGGTCGCCGCGTCAAGCACCGTCAACGCGTCGGCGGCGTGGAAGCTGCTGGATTCGATGTCATACAGCGCCTTTGACAGCCCGCCCACCGGCTGGCGCATGGAAACAGCCAAGTCAAGAACGGTTGACGAAAGGGCGCGGAGCTTGGCGTCGGACACCTGGGCGATGGTGTTGACGTTCCGCATGTCTTTCTCGAACGCGCGGAAGGCGGCGTGGGCTTTGTCGCCGAACACGCCGATGGAAACCGCCATGGCCGCGCTGGCGGTCGCCACGGCGATGCCGACGCTGCCCACCGTCCCCTTGGCGCGGTTGAACGCGCTCTCGAAATGGGAGGTGTTGCCTTTGAGTATGATGGCCAGGGTTTTCAGGTCAGCCATTTTCCAGCCCTCGACTCGCTTTTACGTTTCAAGTTCCACTTGCGGCCTGTTCACCGAAAAGGACGCGAAGACTTTGGCTATCTCGGCCGGGTCTTCTATCATCGCCGGTTCCGGGTTCGCGCTCCGGTTGACGGCGAAATCCGCCATGGCCTCGCCACGCGCCATTTCCTCGGCCTCTTCGTTCAAGTAGGCGTTCCACTCCAGGATCTCCGACATGGTTATCTCTTGAAGGAACCGATCCAAATCGAAGCGGTTGAAAGCCCGCGCCACGCGCCGGATGACGCGGGACATGTCAACCCCGCAAACTTTCAGCTTTTTTTTTCCGGGTCGGGCGTGATGTTGGCGGAAACCAGCAGCTCGGCCAGCAGCTCGAAATCCGACTTGGGGAAATCGTCGTCAAGCAGCTCGGCCGCGGTGAACGCCGGTTTCAGCTCCACCGGATCGACGAACAGCCCGGCGAAAATCCCGGCGCGCGCCTCGGTGTCGGCGGACATGGCTATCTTGTCCATCAACTCCGTCCACTTGGCGTGCGAGAAGAGCCGGACAAGCACCGGCTCCCCGTGGAACTTCATCTCCCGGTGCTTGTGTTTCGAGGCTAAATCAAAATATTTGCCCATGATGGAAACCTCTTGTGTTAGGTGCTGTAACGCCCGCTGGCCACGCTAGCTTGCGTGAACGCGGCGGCGGACGATGAATGGTTGGACACCGTGACCCGCGCGATGGATTCCCCGTCAAGCGGGTTTGTGGCGGCCAGGTTCTCGTTCCACTCATAGACGGCGTTGGCTGCCAGCGTGGCGGTCAAAATGGCGGTGCCGGACGCGTCGAGCCAGCGGACGGTGGCTTTCGCCGTGGCCGTGGCGGCGATGAACGCCACATCGGAGCCGTCGAAGCGGCAATCGACGTTTTGCGGCTTGGAAGCCACAATGGCGTAATCCTTGGCGGGAAGGTCGTCGCCGGAGCCGCCGCTGAATGTGATATCGTTGACGCTGACCGTGGCGGTCACGCCAAGCCGCTCGCCAGCGTCCCATGAGATGTCGATGACATCCCCGGTGACAAGCCCATGCCCGGCCTCCAGCGTGACAACCCCGGCGACGGCGCTGGTCCGCGTCGAAAGCGTCCCGGCGCTTCCGGCGGCCATGGCGGCGCTGACTGCCAAGCTGACGTCACCGGCGAACGTCTCGTTGGTGTTGATTGTCGGCGCGGGCGGCGCGATGATGCTGCTCTGTTTTGAGATGGTGAGTGACATTTTCCAATCCTCCTTTTTTCCGGTTAGCTGATGGTCGGCCCGGTCTCGACGAACGCGGTGTTCAGGTTGGTGACGGTGAAGTTCATGGCGACGTTGGTGCCGTTGGCCGGAGCCTTGTCAACACCGTCGAGGCCGTCGATGGATTTCAGTTGGCACCACGCCTTCCAGCTGAATGCCGCACCGCCATCAACCTTGGGGAGGGTGATGGTCAGCTCGTTGTTCGCCAAGCTGAAATTGGTGTGGGTCGCCCCGGCGAATTTGACGTTCAACGTGACTTCCTTGAGGTCGATCAACCCGGCGACCACTCTGGTCACGTAGGTCGTGTCGTCGGCGGTTGACAGGTCGATGACCGGCCTCTCCCCGGCGGGGACAAGAACCACGTTGTTGATGTTGGTGATCGCGTTGCCGCCAAAGCTGGCGGTCATACCTTTCCCTGACAGAATCAATGATGTTTTCGCGGGCATTTCTCATTCTCCTTTTTTGGTGGTTGCCCTATCTTGTTCTTTCGATACGGTAAGTTTTGGAGCGCACTATCCGAGGGACGCGCGACGCGTCCGGCTCGATGTCGAAAAGCTGGTTGTCGCCAACATAGAAACAAGACAACATGGTTATCCCGCCGGAAAGAGCGACCGGCCCCTGGTTGTGGAGCGGGACTTCCAACAGTTTTTGGATGGCGTTGGCGCTGGCGTTGGTTTCGGCGTGGATGTCGAACTGCCATTCCTCGATATATCCAAACGGGACGGAGTCGTCGTCCGCCGTCCCAAGCATCTCCACCTGGGACACACAAGACAGCAAAACGAACGGGAAAGACGCGTCCGCCGGGGCGGGATATGAGTAAACCCCGGTGACGGCGGCGGCGAGCGCGCTGTCTGAAAGTATGTGCGACCTCAGAGCTGCTATCATTTGGCGGCCTCCGCTAGCTTCTCTTTCGCGACGCGCTCGATCTCCAGCATGGCGGAATCCTTCGACTCGGCGTAACCAGGCCTGAAAAACGGATGCGGCGGCAACGATCCGTCCTTTTTCCCGTACTCCTGGATATTGGCGACAACGGCGAATGGAACGTTTCTCCCCTGGACTTTGACCGTCCGCTTGTCGACGCGCTCGTCGGCGTAGACCTTGGCGACGGTCTCGCCCCGGCGGCGCTTGGAGTTCCAAACCTTTACCTTCACCATCTTCGCCATGGTGTCGCTCTTGAACAGCCCGCCGCGGGCGTGGCGCCGGACGGCCTTGGCGACAATCTTCGCCCCGGCGGCCAGCGCCGGTTTGACGATCTTGTTCCTGGCGGACTTGGACATCCCGGAAAGCTGCGCCATGAGGTCGGCCCCGCCTTGCATCTCCATGAATATGTCAGCCATTTTGGGCGCTCCTGGTCATGAGAAGTTGATGTTTGGCGTTGGTTGGGTCTGGCAGGACGGCGGCGATGTAGTAATAGTCCCCGCCGTGGTTGACCCGCATCCCGGCGGCGGCGGCGGAGTTGTGCCGGATGGTGTAGACGCGCTCGATGATGTTCCCCGGCTTATCCTGTAGCATGTAGTCCCGCCCGGACGGGCAATGGAACTTGGCGCGGACGGACGGCAGCGCCACCCATTGCGGGATGGTGTCGCCGCTGGTGTTCACGGTGTCAACCCGGCGCTCCAGCAGTATCGAGTGCCTCAGTTTTCCGGGTTCCATCAATGCACCTCCGGTATCTGCCGGGCGGCCAGCACCCGGTCGAATTTGGAATCGTTGGTGAGGTTCAACTCGGATTGGGCATTGCGATGCTCGTACATGTCGGCCACCAGCATCAAAATGATGTTCCGATCCACCGCCGGGACAAGCTCCGCGGACGCGAAGCCGGACGAGTATTCGATGGTGACGGCGCTTTCCATGATGGCGGTGTCCGGCCAGCTTTTGCCATGGGCCAACCCGACGCGGGCGGGGACGCTGGCCGTGTCAACCCGGTACTCGGTCGAGGACAAAGTTGTCTCAACCCCGGACGTGTTGAGGTATTTCACCGCCGACACGGCGGAGACCGGGACGCGCGGCAGGATCATCGATCCTTGGTTGTCAGGGAAAACGTCGAAGCGGGCGGCGAGGTTCCGGGGCGTGGTGGTTCGGCCCGTGACACCCTCGAAATGCTGGCGGGCGGCGGCGATGAATATCGCCAGCAAGCTGTCATCGGCGCTGGAATCGAGGTTGAGGAAATCCCGCGCCTCCGACACCGACACCGCTTCGACGGATGGGGAGGTTGTTTCGACAACGGAACGATGGCGGATGTTCATTGCGCACCCTTTCCGGTGTAGTTGTTTTTGCTGTTTTCCATGTCAACCACACCTGGCGGCTTCCATCCATCCATTGGCTTAGCCTTGGGGATGGGTTTCGCCTGCCTTTTCCAGTACGGCCTATAGGCTTCCACGATCCCCGCCCAATCGACAAAAGCCAGCATGCGGGTCATCCATGATTGTTCCCGTCCGTCCGGGTGGATGGTCACGCGGCAGCCTCTGCGGCGGGCGAACTTGATTGACTCGAAGATGGTGTAGATGTCGTGCTGGTACTCTTTTTCCGTCAAGGCCACGCCAAACACGTGGATCGCGTCGAATCCGTCAAGCGCGGCCTTGGCGACCATGATGGAAGGCGAGCAGCCCATGCACATCGGGGCGGCCAACTCCAGCGCGCAAATGTCCAGCAACTCGACATTGTTTACGCCCTCCATCGGCTCAAGTCCGATTATCCTGGAGCCTTTGGCGGATGCGTTGTTGTAGTGGCTCTTCCAGTTGACGAAACGCCTGGGGTCGGGGTGGACATGCGGGAAGCGGTGGATGTTCCAAATCTGCGAAGGCTCCCGCGGGAGGATGGTGTGCATATACCAATCGTTCACAGTCCAGATTTCGCCCGGAGTCGACGCCAGCAAGGCCACCCCGTCCGGCGAGTAGTCGGGCTTGAACAATCCACATATCAAAACTTCCCGCATGCCAAACCCCCAATGTCAGGTGCTGTAGTGGTCGGCGGGCTTGCCGTCGGCCTGCTCGCGGAGGTCGCCAAGCACGTAGGTGACGACGCCCTCGTCGGTGCCGGTGGCGGCGGTGACGCGGGCGGAAACCCAACGGTACTCATAGCCGTCATCAACGCCCTTCTGCCGGACGCGCTCCGCGTCGGTCTGGAGAAACGCGTAGTCGCCAACCGCGTCGGCGGTGGTCGTGAGCGTCCTGGTGGCGATGACCGCCACGTTTCCGCCGGTCACAGCGTCGGCGGCGATGATCTCCAGGGTGATCTGGCCAGTTCCGATGGTGCGGAAGAAGCTAACCAGGAACTTGCGGAAGTCGCGCATGTCGATCCGCGCGATTTCGGTGGCGGTGGTCGCGTTCGGGTCGAAGTCGTAGTGCCTGACATCGATCTCGGTGAACTTGTCGGGGGTGAGTCCCATGATAATCCTACCTTTCTTGAAACGCCTGGGGCGGTCAAGCCCCAGGCTGGTTGTTTGCTTACGCCCTCGCGGCCAAGACCACGATCGGGGAAAGGGTCGCCGCCGAGTTTTTCGGGGTCAGTGCGGAGTCCCACCACGGCGCGCCGCCGCAATAGGCCAAGAAACGGAAAGTGCGCTCGTTGTACTCAAACCGCACATGGACGCTCTCCGCGAACTCCATCCCGCCGCGGAAACCCTCGATGTACTCCTGCCAGTTGACCAAGGCGATGTCGCCAAGGTCGCCCAAGGTGGACATGTTCTCATCGTAGATGACGGGGCGGCCGAGCAGCGTGTCGGGGATGTTGACGCCGTTGCCGGGGACGAATATGAACTGGTCGGAGTTCGTCCCGGCGATGTGCATCCCGGTCAAGGCCATCTGGCAGTCCTGGTTGACCATCCAGACTGCGTTGTTGTAGCCCCAGCAACGCGCCTTCATCTTCAGCACGTTGGCGCTGTTGATGGTGTCGGCGGTCTGGGCGCCCCCAGCGGTCTCCTTGGCGATGGTGATGGTCGCCGCGGAGTTGAGGATGCCGAGGTACTCGCCAACGCCGGTGCCGCGGATGCGTTCGTTGTTGAGCTTCGACACCATCTCGTCCCGGAACCCTTGCTGGAGCATGGCGGCCACGGAAATCGGGCTGTCGCGCAGCAACTCCTCGGTGGCGTAGCTCATGCCCATCAACGCCATGGCCTCCAGGCTCAATTGCTTGAACTGGTTCTTGGACGCGGCGGCGGCCTCCGCCTCGGCGCGGCGGTAGACGCGCTGCCCGCCGGTGACGCTGGTGGCGTGGTTTTTGTCAACCTTGTAGTCGATCTTGATCGTCCCGGCGTTCATGGGGATGCGGCGGGTGCGGGCGCCGATGTCCATCTGGATCGCCATGGGGTCGGCGGAAACCACCTGGGCGAAGAACTCAGGCGGAATGGCCACGTGGTCGCTGTCGGCGGACAGGCTGGACTCGTCGGAGCCGACGGCGTTGCGCAAACGCTCCGGCCAGGGGTCGGCCTTGCCGTCCTTGCGGTTCTTGGCGTAGTCCATCACATCCATGAAAAACTCGCACTGGTGGTTGTAGCCGCGCTTCGGGTCGTTTTTCACCTTGTCGGCGGCGTTGGCGATGATCTCGATCCTGCCCTCGACGGCGGCCAGCTTCCCATCCAGCTCCGCCGATTTCTTCGCGGCTTCCTGGAGTTTCGCGTCGATGGCGGCGTTCTGCGCCTTGATCGCCCCCAAGGCTTCCATGGCGGCGTTGTCCAGCTTGAGCGGCTCAGGGGAGGTCTCCCCCGCGGCGTTGAACATCCTCAGTTTCTCAGGCATTTCCGTAGCTCCTTGTTTAGTGTTTCCATGGCAAGGTCGCGCGTCCGGCTGGCGGCGTCCCGCCGCGCTTGCCCGGAAACCATCGCTTTGGCCTCCTCGCGCGAAAGCCCCGCGTCGCGCAGGGCTTTCTCCGACTCACGCTTCCTCAGCGCCTCTTGTATCCTCAAAAAATCATCCGACAAATTCAATCCGGAGAGGTCGAACGCGCAGGCGGCCATTTTCAGTCCAGGCGACACTTCATCTACAAGCCCGTAATCCAGGGCTTCCTCGGCGCTGAAATACGTCTCCGCGTCCATCATGGCAGAAATCACATCCATGCTTTTACCGGTCTTCTCCGCGTACATCTTGGCGATGTCCAGTTTCGCCGCGTCCATCAAGTCCGCCGCCTTGCGCAGGTCTTTGGACTCGCCGCCGACGAAAGTCCATGGGTTATGCGCCATTTGCCTGGAAGCCGGGGCGGCGATGACGCGCCCGCCGTTCAACACGATCCAGGACGCGGACGAATATGCCATGGCGTCGATATAGTTGGTCACGCCGCCGCGGCGAATCAGGGCGTTGCGGATCGCTATCGCGTCCGCCACGTCGCCGCCCGGCGAGTTGACGTGAAGCTCGATGTCGCCCTTGATCTTGTCCAACTCGGCCACGAAGTTTTTGGCGGAAACACCGTCGCCCCAGAAGTCCGCCCCGATGAAATCATAGATGTAAATTTTGGCGGGTTCATTGGGCTTCGCGTCGACCACCTTGAACCATTCCGGGGATTGGCGGCGCCTGGGCGCGGGGTTGAACATGCGGCTGCTGTTATTCATCTTGGGCCGCTCCTTCCTGCTGGTTCGCGTTGGGGGTTTGTGCCGGGACGGCTGGCTTTGGCGCGTCGAACGCGTCCCCGCCTTCCACCCGGTTCATGTTGAGCTTCAACCTGGCCTCGTTGCGGGACATGACGCGCTTGTCGATGGCGAAACCAAGGAACTCTGCCAGGGTCTTCCTGTCGGCGCCAAGCAGCTGCTCGGTGTCGAACTTGGTGAAGACCCGCCCGGCCATCTCTACCGGGATCAAATCGCGGGAAACGGCGTTTTGGCAACGGGAAAGCCATGGGTTCAATCCATACGAAAGGAACTCTATGGCCTGCTGCTCCACCGTCGCCCAGCCTTTGGCGTTGCGCTCGATGCCCACCAGCCGGGGCGGGATGCCGAACAGCCCGCAAATGGACAGCGCCCCGAACTCGCGGGTCTGGAGAAGCTGCGCGTCCTCGTTGGACATGGAAAGCCGGTCTACCTTTGGCCCGCCGTCAAGTATCTTCGGCCTGCCATAGTTGCCGCCGGTTCCGTTTTCGCTCCATTGCTCGCCAAAAGCCTTTATGGCTTCAGAAGATCGCTTGCCCGGGAAGACCACGACAAGCGGCGGCGTCGCGTCATTTTTCAGCAATGTCGCCCCGTGGTGGATCGCCGAAAGCTCCATGCCGATGGTCTCGGCGTAGTGGGAAATCGGGGACGCCGGGGTCACGCCGTCCTTTTTTGTGCGGTAGTGGCAGAAGAAGAAGTTGCGCTGCGGCTCGCGCTTGAAGTTGAAGGTCTTGTTCAACCCCCATGATCCGCCGGAGAATAGCAGCGAGCCGTCCATGGCCTGGTCGATCTGGACGCTGCCGGGATCGAGCGGGATCAATGCCTGGACGCGCCCGCCGCCCATGTTTTTCCAGGAGATGAACCAGCCGCGGGTGCAAATGTCGGTTATGTTGCCGAGCCAGTAATCGAAGGGGGTCTGCCATGCGTTCGGCTTTACCGCCAGGACGCGGTGAAGCGGGCTGGCTTCGTCCGGGAATATGTCGCCGTCAGCCTCCCTGGTGTAGACCCTCAACGGCAATTGGGCGATGACGCGGGAAAGCAAATCGACGCAGGCGTAGAACGTGGGGGCGCGCATGGAAGATACCGGGCCGACGCTTTCGCCGGAGCGGGTCGTTGGGAAGTCGATCCCGCCGCCCCATAGATTGGGGTTTGTGGACTCCAACACCTCGCTATAGAGCGAGTTGCTCACGCGTTGAAGCTGCTTGGACGCCCATTGTCTCAGTCCCATGGCATTCCCCTGCCTTTTCAGCAGTATAGCCTATAGGGAAAACCTTGGCAATGGGTGATATTGTCTAACGGTATACCTGTATATATATGCCCTATATTTCCAGTGTCGTCTTCGCCAAATGGCAGGATTCGCAAAACTTGACGCGCATTGTCTGGTCTGGGACGGCGTTCACCACAAGCGCCGTTTTCATCTTGTCTCCGCACTCCGGGCAGTCCCGGAACGGCTCCACCGTGTTGAAGTTCAACCCGCATGCCGCGCAACGCCTTAGCCGCAGCGTCAAGTTGCCCTTGGCTGGCTCGGTTTTCCTCACGGCGGTCTCGCCGCCGCAGTTTGGGCATTTCATTTTATCACTATGTCTATTTTGTGTCTTTGGCTTAGCACGAAGTCATTGAACGCCTTCTCATACGCCCCTTTGGCCACTTCCGCCGCCACGCTCCTGATTGTTTCCCAGCTCATTTTCCACCATCCCAGATGTTATTTATGTTGAAATTCGGGTCGTCAAACGCCGATTCCTCCCGCTTTTCCGTCAAATCCTCAATCTCCAGCCCCTTGCACATGATAAGCGATATGATGCCGTCGATCTTCGCCGGGCTGTCTTTGTGCCGCTTCAAGACCTTAACCGCCTTGCCGTTGGTGTCCGTCCATAGCATGCAGTTGCCCGCCATCCAACGCAGCACGGGGTTCTTGAAGTGCCTAAGCTTCCTCGCCCGGACTTGCGACTCCAGTTGCCGGGTCGGGTCGGTCAGGACTTTGGCGGACTGGGCGACCTCAACCATCTGGAATCCGTCTTTCTCCAGCTCCGTCGAAAGGTGCCTGGCGTTGAACGGGTCGAATCCGACCTTCAAGATGTTGTACCGCTCCTTGTCGGAGTTCAAGTCGGCCCGGACGGCTTCGTAGTCAACGCTGGTTCCCGGCGTGACCCGGAGGAAGTCCTTAAACATCAAGCCGTACTCGATCTTGGACAAGACGGCCTGTTTCGGGCAGTAGAAGCGGCACAAACAAGCCTCGAACGCGGGGAAATAGAGCAAATACGCCGTTATGTCGCTGGTCTGGGACAAGTCAAGCCCGGCGTAGCAGTCGGCGCCGTCGAGGTCTTCGGGCTTGATATCGTCCGGGCATGCGTCCCAATCCTCCATCGGGAGCCAGGAATCAATGGCCGATATGGACATGTTGAGGTAAAACCGCTTGAATTTTATCTCCTCGTCCTTGCTTGTCGTGGCCTTGGCGAACTCCTGGCGCAGGAACTCGATCTTCACGGTCACGCCAAGGTTTGGGTTCACCTTCGCCCAGTTGGCCTCGTCCCGCCAATCCTCGCCGTCCGGAAGCTCGAATATCACCGGAAGGTAGCTGGGGTCGTCAACCTCTCCGTCCCGCACTTTGCGGGCGTAGTCAACCCGGATGTTGCATGGGCTGTACCCGCCAAGCGGGGCGGTTGACAGGTAGATGCCGAGCGGCTGGTCGCGCGTCCCCACGCCGGACTCCAGCGCGTCCATGACATCGAATTTCTTCTGCGTCAACAGCTCGTCTATGATGAACGCGTGCGGGTTCGTCCCCAGGTTTGAGTCGCCGTCCGAGGCTTTGACTTGGATGCCGCCATTTGTTACCCCGCTTGGCGAGTAGTGGTCTATCCGCCGCTTGCTGGCGGTGTAGACCGACCCCTCCGCTATGTCGGGGTTGAAGATGAACATGTCCTTGGTGGCAAGGAAAACCAAGTCGGCCTGGCCTTTGTCGTAGGCGCAACAATAAACGTCGGCGGAAATCTCCCCGTCAAACTTTGACAGTATGGCGAGCAGCGCGGCCGCCATCTGCGTTTTGCCGTTTTTCCTGGGGAGGTAAAGCAATGTCGAACGGTAGCGCCGCCGCCCGTCAGGTTGTTTCCACCCGAACAAGTGGCCGAAGTATTGGCGCTGCCAAGGCTGGAGCTTCCATTTCTTGCCCTTGTGGTTGCCGCTGGACAGCCGCAGCTCGGACTCTATGAAGTCGCAGACGCGTTCCGCCACGTCCTGGTGGAACACCGCCCCGCCGGGATTGCGCCAGGGGTCGTATGTCTTCGGGTATCCGGCTATGGGCTGGCGCCAGAAGTCATCCATTGGCAAACCTCCTGGCCGCCAGAAGCCCCGCCAGCGCGTCCGGGGTCAATACCCCGCGCTTGTACATGGCTGGAAGCTTCCCGTGGCACTCGGCGCACACGGAAGCCAAATTGCCGGGGTCGAACGTGTCGCCGCCATGCGCCCTTGGCAAGATGTGGTGAACCTCTTCCGCCGCACGCTTGCCGCAAACCTCGCAAATCGGGAACGCCCCCAGCTGCGCCGCCCGGACGGCCTGCCAGCGGGAGCTTGAAAGCTCCGGGTCGTGAGCCTTCCCGGCGAACGCCGGGCGTTGGGCGGCCTGGCCTTCCATCTTCCGCCCCGTGGGCTGGTCGAACAGCCGCCTCACGTGATCCGCCCCATGCACTTCGAGCGCTTGTCGGTCAGCTTCGAGCCGCCGGAGCCAGCCTCCCTGGCCTTCGGGGACATGCCGAAGCGCTGCTCCAATTTGAACAGCTCGGCGATGAAGCGGACATAGCACTCGAATTCAGGCGGCTTGACCTCCCGCTCCTGGCCTTTGTCGCCGACCGTGACCATGCGGAGGCCGTTTATCCGCATGCCCAGCTCCGCTTCGGCGGCCAGTGAATGAAGCTGGCACATGCGCAGGAACGGGTAGAAATCCTCGTCCCGGACGGCGGGGTTCTTGCGGAGCAGCGGATACACCGCGTCCCAATAGGAGGAAGCCGATTCATCAAGCTCTGGTTTCGTCCAGCAAATTGATGGTTTCAAGTCTTCCATGACATCCTCCATTGGTTATTATCCCAAAATATATACCGGATATGGCAAAAAAGATCGGAAGAG